GCAGAAAGTCTTTCGGCAACCTATTACAAAGTAAAAAAGCCGTATCTGTTTCAACTGGCATTAGGATTGGCAGGTTTTCTGATGATGATTTACCTGCTTGACTTGACAGTGGGGAAATGGTATCAGTTCCTATCATTCTTTGCCACATCGGCATTGATATTCGTGGCATTTGCTCCGGATTACAAGAATATGCTGGAGGGAAAAGTGCACGTTGCAGCTGCAATGGTTTCAGCAATAGCAGCACTGACTTTAATAGTCCTGATGGGATATTGGTATGTACCAATTTTGCCGTTTTTGGTATCTATTCTATTAATCAAGAAATGGGGTAATAAGACCTATTGGTTGGAGATGGTCTGCTTTTCGAGTATATATTTAACAGCAATGATATATTATGTGTGAAATTGAAAAACAACTGAATGAGTTGCTTGCCGGTACAAAGCCTACTCAAACGACTAAAGCACTTAAAATACAAGCTATGTATATTGATAAGAAATTCTCGTCAATTGAGGACAAGCTGGACTTAATTCTCGATAAAATTGACGAAAATAAACTTGAAACTGACGAGAAGTTGAAAACTATCCGAGCTGAACAGTCTCAGAGCTGCATGAAGCATAAGGCGGAAGTTAGCAGCAGATTGGATGATTTGGACGAAAAGACCGAAGTAGTCGGATTCTTCGCGAAGCACCCTAAAATACTAATCATTGTAGGTATCGGGCTTGTATTTTTGATTGGTTTTGCTTTTGGACACGGAAAAATAATGGATTTACTAAAATTGGGATAAAAATGAAAAAGATTATTAATTACATCAAGGGGCTATTAAAGAAATACCCTGAAATTTTATCGGTGCCAGTGGCACTGATTGTGTGGGTTCTGTCGGTTAGGTTCTTGCGGATGATTGACCAGACAACTGCTGTGTATGATGCTGGAGTATTTCAGGTAATTATATTTGCGGTAATACAGCTATTCGTGTATGTTTCTGTCGCATGGCTGACACTTGGTTTAGTGTTTGGTACATTCAGAAAGTATTTAATTGAAAACATGAAAAATGAATTTCAAAATCTTACGACATGGCAAAAAATAAGATTAAGCTATTCAGTATTCTTTTTGCTGTTGCTTTCGCTTGTAGTGCTTTCGCTAACCCTGTAAGGGATGCAGTGGAGTATACCTACTTGAAAGAAGTAGGCGTCCGTGAGAAAACCGGTAAGAATGATGGCGAGCGGGTTGAACTATACTTGAAATCAACTGGTCTCGGTAGAGGTTACGCTTGGTGTGCTGCCTTTGTTTCGTGGACTTTTCAGCAAGCTGGAATAAATACAGTAAGGAGTGCCTATTCACCTGACTGGTTCAAAAAAAATGTTGTTTAAGAAACGAATAGCCCACGTTGGTTTTATTCATGCTCAGGAAGGCGATTACTACATCACAGTAGAAGGGAACACGAATCAGGCAGGTAGCAGAGAAGGCGATGGCGTGTATAAGAAGCGCAGACCAAAGAGAACAATATACAAAGTGGCGGATTATATAACTTGCAGATAATATGAAAAGAATAATTATATTTATAGTAGTACTTGTGTTATTCGGGTGTAAAACCAAAACGGTCCTCGTTGAGAACGTAAGGAACACACGCGACAGCACTGAAAACGTGGAATTGAAGCAGCGTATCGCCATTAGTGAAAAAGCACTATACGATGCACGTATGGAGCTGAAAATAAACGAACAGAAAGCCAGTGAACTAATAGAACGGTTGAATATCTCTGAAACAGAAAAACAACAGCTACGCGAAACCTTCGAAACGATCGTAAAGGAATATAACGAGCATGGCGTGCTTATCAAAGAAAGCTATTCAAAGCGAACATCTGAACTGATTAAGGACATAAGCAAGTTGGAGGAACAGAATAAAAACCTAACAGCTACTATCAACACACAAACAGAGCTAATAAGCAATTACACAAGTGAAATAACTCGCATATCAGATATGAGCGTAGCCCTAAACAAAAGAACGCAACTTCTTGAAAAGGAAAATTCAGAATTGAAAGCAGTAAAAACTGTAAAAGCTAAATTTCAATGGTGGCTGTTATTGATTGGGTTCGCATGCGGGTTGTTGTTTTATTTCTATATGGGAAAGATATTTACTTTCATAGGGAGTTTAATTAGATAGCTTTTTTTTTGATAATTGTTTTTGCATAGTGCATTGCTTTTTTGTAAAAGTCTTGCTCGTGAGAGTAGGACTTTTTATTTAGCTGCTATTTAATTTTGATAAAATTATTTCAGTTAAAAATAGTTAAATTTTTTTTACTTATAAAAACATTTCTATATATTTGCAAAATAATTTTTAACTGAATAAGCTATGTATTTGGACTTAAACTCGATTGTAGAAGAATTTAATTTGGACGTAGATGCTCTTTCACAGATTCTATTCTCCTCAAATAAATTTCCTAGGCCTGCTTTAGATAGGGTCTTAAAAGGTACAGCCAAGTTGGATTCTGACCAAATGCTACTGCTGGCAGATTACCTATCAATCCCAGTGCAAGAGCTTTATAATTTTGGTGGGTGGAAGAGCTATTCTAAAAACGATGTGTTAACACTCACGCGTAACGCCTATGTAGCAAAATTAAACTTAGTTACATTTGAATTAAGCCTATCGAAAGAAGGCGATATGATATATAATAAAATCATAGTGCAAAAAACAATTACACTAAGCGACTTTGTAAAAGAGCTTGATAAATATATAAATTTATACATTAACGATTATGGCAGTAAAAATTAAATTAGAACTCGACTTAACTAACAAAACTCAAGTTGAGGCGTTTATTGGTTTTTTATCAGCTTCAATAGGCAATACAGTAGCACCAAAAGTTGCTTCTGAACAGCCAGTTGAAACGATAAATACAGTAAAACCAAAAGCTGAAGCTGTGAAAGCTGAAGCTATGAAAGTTGAAACACCTGCTTTAAAAGCAGAAGCACGAGAAGTAGTACCTGCTCCAAATGTAGAAGCGCAAAAACCAGCGCATACGCAAAAAGCCGAAACGCAGAGCACAGATGCGGTTACTATTTCAGCAGTAAGGCAACTATTAACATCTAAAGTAAACTTTGGAGATAATAGAGAACTTATCTTTAATAAGCTAAGGGAATATGGCGCAACAAGTATTTCAAGTCTTAATCCTGTAAATTATGAAGCTCTCTACACATTTATGTCTGGGCTAAAATCTGAATAGTATGCAAGGTAAATTAAACCATAAAGAAAGAAGCCACGCATTACTTTCTTGCTCAGGCTCAGAGAGATGGCTGAACTGTACACCGTCAGCCAGATTAGAAGAAGAGTATGGTGAGTTCACTACATCTCCATACGCCGAAGAAGGAACACTAGCTCATGAATTAGGGACTATATTTCTATTGCATGATGTGTTAGGCGAAATGTCAGATGGTGAGTACGAACTACAGCTAAGTAAAATTGTAGACAACGATCTCTTTTCAGATGAAATGTTTGAAGTAGTACCTGTGTACGTTGACTACTGCGAAAGTAGATTCGAAGCAGCTAAGGCACACACGCCAGATGCAAAGATTCTAGTAGAACAAAGAATTGATATTTCTAGGTTTGTTCCTGAAGGCTTTGGTTCATTAGACTGCAGCATTATAGCTAATAAAACGCTAGAGATAATTGACTACAAACATGGACGAGGTGTAGCTGTAAATGCAGAATCAAACAGGCAATTAATGCTATATGGCATAGGCGCATTGGAGATATTTGATATGGCTTATGACATCGACGAAGTAACACTTACAGTAGTACAGCCAAGACGCAACAACATCGCATCCTGGACTATATCTAAACAAGAATTGTTAGATTGGGCAAATACAGAGCTTAAAGAAAAAGCAAGAATGGCTTATGAAGGAAGAGGCAATTTAGCTGTTGGTGAATGGTGTAAGTTTTGCAAAGTGAGAAGTAGGTGTAGAGCATTTAATGCTAAGAACGTAGAACTTGCTAAGTTTGAATTTAGAGAGCCATTGTTATTGTCTGACGATGAAATTTCTGATATTCTTATGCAGGTAAATATGCTAATTGAATGGGGCAATTCTGTAAAAGAATATGCACTTTCAAAAGCGTTAAATGACGGCAAGAAATGGCCTGGCTTTAAGCTTGTAGAAGGTATTAGCAGGCGCAAGTTTTCAAATGAAGACGAGGTTGCCGATGTTTTACTTGCTCAAAAAGACATTTCACCAGATGATATAATGGTGACTAAACTCCAAGGTATTACAGCTATTCAAAAACTGCTTGGGAAAAAACGATTTGAAACATTGTTATCAGACTTAATAATCAAGCCAGCTGGCAAACCTACGCTAGTTGATGCATTAGATAAACGCCCAGAATATGGTATCAATAAAGCAATTGACGATTTCAAAAACTAACATTACTAATTTTTTAACAATTTAATTTTATGGCATCAGAAAAATCAACTAAAGTTGTTACTGGCAAAGTATTATTTTGCTACGTGAATTTGATTAAACCAACCGCAATGAATGAAGGTGATACGCCTAAATATAATTGCGCAGTACTAATCCCTAAAACTGATAAAGAAACTATTGCAAAAATAAACAATGCAATAGTCACTGCTACACAGGAAGGGCTTGCAGTTTTTGGAGGTAAAGCTCCAGCAAAAATGAATAGCCCACTACGCGATGGTGACGAGGAAAGACCTGACGACCCTGCATTTGCAGGAATGATGTTCTTAAATCCAAAAAGCTTGATGAAGCCTGGCATCGTTGACAGAGACCTTCAGGAAATAATTGACCCTGATGAAATTTATTCAGGGATGTACGGACGCGCAAGTTTGGTGTTTTACGCGTACAGCAAAGCTGGGAACAAAGGAATTGCTGTTGGCCTTAATAACATCCAAAAACTTGAAGATGGCGAGAGACTCGGTGGAGGCTCATCTCCTTCTGAAGATTTTGGCGACCCTCTAATGTAGCCGGAGCTTTTATAGTGAAATAGCGGCTGCTAACGCAACCGCTATTTTTTTACAGATAGAGTACAGTACATTTTGTGAAGTTAGAGTCTTCAAATTCCGTAGCAACAATTAACAAATATGGCAACAAGATTATACATTGACGTTGAAACATATTCATCTGTGGACCTAAAGTCATCAGGTCTATATAAATACGTCGAATCACCTGATTTTGAGATACTTTTACTATCATACGCTTTTGATGACAGCGATGTAGTTTGTTTAGAATTAATTAACGGCGATACAATTCCGGATGATTTAGAAGAGGCTTTTTTTGATGATACTGTTGAGAAATGGGCGCATAATGCTATGTTCGAAAGATGTGCACTACGCAGAATCGGATATAATATACCAATTGAACAGTGGAGATGCTCAATGATTAAAGCTGCATATTGCGGATTACCGTTTTCGCTGGACGAAGTGTCAAAAACACTAAACATAAAAAACAAGAAACTAGACATAGGCCGTACTCTTATACGATATTTCTCAATGCCGTGTAAGCCAACCATATCAAACGGCAAAAGAACAAGAAACTACCCTTCCAATGACCCTGAGAAATGGGCCATGTATTGCGAGTATAATATAGTAGACGTAGAAGCTGAAAGAGAGATTATTCGCATATTAGATGACTACGAACTATCAAATTTCGATGCCGAACTTTATATTCTTGACCAAGAAATAAATGATAGAGGCATTCTTGTAGATATGCAAATGGCTCAAAAAGCTTCTGATATTGAAGACTGGTACACAAATAAAATATCTAATAGGCTTAAAAATATAACCCATCTAGACAACCCAAATAGTCCATCCCAATTGAAAGCATGGTTATCTAAAGCAGTTGGAGAACAAGTAAACACACTAGCAAAAGATGAAATACCTGTCCTGCTCAAACAATATGGCGCAAATAAGGACATTGCGGTTGTCCTTGATGGGCGGCAGAAGCTCAGCAAGTCTTCTGTAAAAAAGTACACTGCAATGCTAAACTGCGCATGCAATGATAAAAGAACAAGAGGCTTATTTCAGTTCTATGGAGCAAATAGAACTGGAAGATGGGCTGGTCGATTAGTGCAATTGCAGAACTTATCAAAGAATGCGTTTGATACATACGATGACCTCATTATAGCACGAAACGCTGTAAAAGATGGGGATGGCGAACTATTAGAGCTGTTGTTCGATGATGTGTCTGATGTACTTTCTCAATTAGTCAGAACCGCGTTTATAGCAAAAGAAAATAATACATTTTTAGTAGCTGACTTTAATTCTATAGAGGCTCGCGTTTTATCATGGCTTGCTGACGAAACTTGGCGTTTAGACGTATTTAATAGTCATGGCAAGATATATGAGGCTTCTGCGTCCATGATGTTCAACGTCCCAATTGAGCAAGTTACAAAAGACTCTGAGTATAGAGCTAAAGGGAAAAATGCTGAACTTGCTCTTGGTTATCAAGGCGCTATTGGAGCGATGAAAAGAATGGGTGGAGAGAAGATGGGTATGACAGAAAACGAAATGTGGAGCGTAGTAAGATTGTGGAGACAGAAGAACCCTAAAATTGTTGAAATGTGGTCAGAATTAGAAAATAATCTTATTGAGTGCGTGCGATACAGAAAGACTGTTGTCACCAATTATAAGGGGATAGTGTTCAGTATGAATGGAAAATGCCTCATAGTCACTCTACCTAGTGGGCACATGCTTTATTATTGGAATGCAAAGCTTAGATTAAACAGCAAGAATACGGTCTCCGTATCATATGAAGGTATAAACCAGGAAATAAAAACATGGGACATAACAGACACGTATGGAGGTAAGATCGTAGAGAATATTGTACAAGCAATATCTAGGGACATTCTTGGACAGTCCATGCTAAATTTAAGAGCCGCAGGGTTTAATGTAATTATGCACGTGCATGACGAAGTCATATGTGAAGACCCAAAAGAGACGTCTGGCACTAGACTAATTGAAATGTACAATGTAATGGAACAGAACATCCCGTGGGCAGAAGGATTAACGTTGAAAGTAGCTGGTTACGAAACAAACTTTTATTTGAAAGATTGATATGGTGAACGATGGCATTCTAAATATAGCAGTAGGATTAAGTGCTAAGACAAAAATATGGAAGAACGAAAAAATCACATGGAGCGCGCTTGTCAATAAATTATCTACTGAAAACAAGACTCTTGAAACATACGCACAGTACATAAGTGCTTCAAAGGAAGACCAAACAAAAATAAAAGATGTAGGCGGATTTGTAGGTGGTTATTTGCGAAATGGCAAAAGACACCCACAAAATGTCGTATATAGACAGTTAATCACTCTTGACTTAGACGAAGCTTATGGAGAATTGTGGAGTGATTTTACTATGATATACAGCTGCGCTGCAGTTTTACATGGTACACACAAATACACCCCAAGTAACCCTAGATTTAGGCTGATAATTCCTATTTCGAGAGAAGTTACACCAGAAGAGTACGAAGCTATATCTAGGAAAATTGCTGGCAACATAGGCATAAAGTATTTTGACAACACTACTTTTGAAGTCAACAGACTTATGTTTTGGCCTTCAAATCCAGTTGATATAGAGTATTATGTCAGGGTGCAGGATGGTGAATGGCTAGATGCAGACGAGGTATTATCGCAATATGAAAATTGGCATAATACAGATGAATGGCCAAGAAACTTAGCTCATTCAGATGAAATTCGTTTGCAGATAGACAAACAGGAAGACCCAAGCGAGAAAAAAGGCATAGTCGGTCTATTTTGTAGAACGTATACAATAACAGAAGCAATCGAACATTTTTTGCAAGACATTTATGCTTACTATGCAGAAAATAGGTATACATACGCGAAAGGGTCTACGGCTGGTGGGTTAATAATATATGACGATAAGTTTGCGTATAGCCACCATGGTACTGACCCATGTTGCAACAGGACTAGCAATGCATTTGACTTAGTGAGAATCCACAAATTCGGCTATTTAGATAGTGGCACTGAGAGAATGGAGAAAGAGAAAAAGAGCTACAAAAAAATGGAAGAATTAGCTCTCAGTGATAAAAACGTGAAACGAGTAATTGCACACGAGAAATTAGCAAATAAAGACATAAAAGTAGAACTTACAGAAGATGATAAATGGATCGAGGAATTAAAGCTAGATACACGTGGCAACTACATCAGTAATTCTATAAATATAGATTTGATATTACAAAATGACCCAAACATAAAAGATTCATTCAGATATAATAAATTCGACAATAGGCGGTACATAATAAAGTCTGTACCTTGGCGTATAGTACATAGTGAAGAGCCATTGAGGGATGTTGATTATTCCGGGTTACGAAACTATATCGAAACTGTTTATGACGTTTCGTCCAGTAATAAGATTGAAGATTCGCTGGCTCTTGAACTTGAGCGTAATTCATACCATCCTATAATTGATTTTTTAGAAAGTATAAAATGGGATGGCATTGAACGAGTTGACACGTTACTTATTGATTATTTTGGTGCAGCTGACACAATATATTCTCGTGAAGCTATTCGTAAATCATTATGCGCAGCTGTAGCCAGAGTGTATAACCCTGGCATAAAATACGACTTAGTGTTAACACTTGTTGGAGCACAAGGAACTGGTAAATCAACATTCTTAAAGAAATTAGGTGGTGATTGGTTTTCTGATACGTTTACTACTGTACAAGGTAAAGAAGCCTTTGAACAAATACAAGGCGCATGGATAATTGAAATTGCAGAGCTATCTGGATTGAAAAAAGCTGAGGTTGAAACGATCAAACAGTTTATATCAAAAGGTGAAGACATGTATAGACCTGCGTATGGAAGAACAGTGGAAACCTACAAAAGGCAGTGCGTATTCTTTGGCACAACAAACACATACGAATTTTTAAGAGACCCGTCTGGTAATAGGCGCTTTATACCTGTAGACATAAATATAGAATCAGCTACATTGAATGTATGGGACCATTTAACAAAAGACGAAGTTAAACAGATTTGGGCTGAAGCAGTTCTTATGTTTAAAGCAGGAGAACTTTTGTATATGGGAGCGCATGCTGAAAAGGCTGCTAGAATAGAGCAAATGAGGCATAGCGAAATAGATGAGCGTAAAGGTTTAATAGAAGACTACTTGAATAGGAAATTACCTGAGAACTGGTACGAGCAAGACATAATGGACAGACGCAGGATTCTTGATGACCCTCTGTCAGCACAAGAAAAAGATAGATTACACGTATGTATAGCAGAAATTTGGTGTGAGTGTTTAGGCAAACAGAAAGAAGAGATGAGTAGGTATAATACACGCGATATCAACGATATTATGAAAACTATGCAAGATTGGGAATATATAAATTCTACAAGGAATTTTACGATTTATGGGAAACAAAAGTATTATGTAAGACGAATAAATTAACGTAGACCGCTTTTTTGTAGTCCTGGTTAAGTCTAAATTAAAAAGACGATAAAACCTATATAAAAATAATAAAGTGTCCTAAAATTAAATTAAAATGCCATCTCAGATAAAGCAGTCAGAAAAGAAAACAGAGCCGTACCTTGTAGAGCAGGTAAATAAGCGTGGAGGTATGTGCATAAAGCTTCTACCATTTCTTCTAGCAGGCTTACCCGACAGACTAGTGTTACTTAAAGGGTATATGTGCTTTGTCGAAACTAAAAGTGAAGGCGAGAAGCCAAGAAAAATACAATTATACATGCACAACAAGATAAGAGCTCTAGGATTTGACGTGTGTGTAATTGATAAAAAAGAGCAGGTTGACAACTTAATGAAAGAATATGAACGTAGATAATTTTCACATATACCAGCACATGTGTGTTGAGCATGGATTAAATAATAATTTCGCAGGATTATTCCTAGATATGGGACTAGGTAAAACTGTAATTACATTGACGATAGCTGAAATACTGATGTACAAAGAGCTTGAAATAAAGAAGTGCTTAATAGTCGCACCTAAGCGCGTAGCTGAAACTGTTTGGCAGGAAGAAGCAGAAAAATGGGACCATTTGAAGCATCTAAGATTTTCAAAAATAATTGGCAACGAAAAACAAAGGATAGAAGCTTTAAACGCAAAAGCCGATGTGTATATAGTTTCAAGGGATAATGTAGCGTGGCTTTGTGGCATATATGGAGGATTAAAAATCCCATTTGAAATGCTTATCTTAGATGAATTAAGTAGCTTCAAAAACTATAATGCACAGAGGTTTAAAGCCTTAAAACGAATACGGCCTAGTGTTAAGAGAGTAATTGGATTAACAGGCACGCCAGCGCCAAATGGTTTAATTGACTTATGGTCACAACTATACCTCATTGATATGGGTGAAAGGTTAGAAAAAACAGTAAGCAGGTATAGAAACTTGTATTTTAGGCCGGGACAAACAAATGGTCATGTTGTATATTCGTATAGGCCACTAGATTTCAGCGAACAGACAATCTATGAGAAAATAAAAGACATCTGTATAAGCATGAAGGCTTTTGACTACATACAAATGCCAGTAAGAACAGATAATTTTATATCTGTAAAATTAAATGAAAAGAATCAAGAGCTGTATAACAAATTTGAAAAAGAGAGTGTTTTACAGATATTTGGCAATGCGGATAAAGATGATATAACTATTGTAGCTGTAAATGCCGCAGCTCTGTCAAATAAATTATTGCAATGCGCTAATGGAGCTGTTTATGATGAAAATAGGAATGTGCACGAAGTGCATGACCAAAAGCTAGATGTACTTGAAGAGTTAATAGATACATCAAATGGGCAAAACATATTAATTGCATGGAACTTCCAACATGATAGAGACAGAATAATGAAGAGGCTTAGTAGGTTTTCACCTAGAGAACTTAAGACTGATAAAGACATACAGGATTGGAACGAAGGCAAAATTCAAATAATGCTTGCACACCCTGCATCTGCAGGACATGGTTTAAACCTACAGTATGGAGGTAGCATAATAATATGGTTTTCAGTTAATTGGAGTCTTGAGCTATATCAGCAGTTTAACAGTAGAATTTACAGGCAAGGCCAACAAGAACATGTAATAATTCATCACTTAATAGCTGAACACACGCATGATGAAGATGTAATGAAAGCTATTAAATCTAAAGACAAAAAACAAGAGACATTGCTTCAAGCTGTGAAAGCAAAAATAATGAATTATTTGGGTTAATTTTAATTAAAAAATTTTATCATATTAAATCAAAAATATAATTTAGCAAAAACTTTAATAAAAAACAGTATGCAAAACTCATTATTATTAACTCTAGGCCATAACTCAAGTGCGATATTCGTATACGAAAAAGGAACTAAAATCATTGGCTACGAGCAGGAACGTATAGACGGTATAAAGGCATCAAGCGCATTTCCAAGTGGAGCTATAGCTGAAATACAAAAACAAATTGGATTAAAACAAATGCTGAAGTGCGATGTTTATATTTCGCACTGGTTTGACACAGGCGCAATGTCTTATAAATTTGAGCCGAGTAAATACATGTCTAGAATAGACTACGAAAATTTAGTTGCTCTTACTGACAATGTTGGTAGAATAATTTTTACGAGTGAAATATCTTCGCACCATGATGCACATGCGTACTCTGCACTCGCGTTTTACAAGTATCACATAACACACGACGATCCGTATAGGCATTCAAAAAATCTAACAGACTCTCCGCTTTACGTATTAGTTGTCGACGGATTTGGAAACAACAAAGAAGTGTTCTCGTTGTATGAAGTGCTTATAGATAGAATCTTACAACCAAAGAGACGAATTTACAATTACAAAGCATCATTGGGGTTGATGTACCAATATGCAACTTCGTTTACTGGTATGAAAGAAAACCAAGATGAATACAAGTATCTTGGTTATGAAGCGTATGTATCTAACTTTTCATCAGATAAAGTACTGCTCTTAGATGAATTTGCTGATTCCATAAAAGAATTAATTCTCAACGAAATGGACGTACAATACAAATTCACTAGCCAAACGCCAGGTAGAGTTATTGATACGAAGGACCTCAGAAGCACAAAAGACCATTGGTACAGCATATTTTTTGAGTTGATGCGGCTACTCAGCATAGAAGATAGAACATCTACATCTGCAAGGATAGCTGTAGCCTATGTTATACAAAGGGCCCTTGAAAGCACAATTTTACACATAATAGAATTGTACAACATTGAAAATTGTATTGTCGTTGGCGGTACATTCTATAACGTGAAATTGAATAACGCAATCCTTAAGAGAATTAAAGGCTTATTTTGTGCTATGCCTCTTGCTGGAGACCAAGGTGCAGCGATAGGTATGTATTACAAAAACATGGTCACAAAATATCCAGATTATATATTCCCATTCAAATCTTTAGCTATAGGAAAAAGAAGCCTTTATGATGTGGACAAACTATTAAAGCAAATAGAAGGCGCCGAATTCGTATTCATAGATAATGATGTACACAGAAACGAGATAGTTAATAATATTGCGTACCTTATAAACGCAGGTAATATTGTGAATATAGTTGTTGGTGATATGGAATTTGGTCCGCGAGCATTGTGCAATACTTCATCACTCATGCTTCCACACCAAAAACAAGTAGCCATGAATAATTTAGTCAATAAACGCAATGAAGTAATGCCATGTGCGCCTGTACTTACAAAAAAAGCAGCTGAAAAATACTTTGACAAGCATGAGTTAGATAGAGTTATTGGTTCTGATAAATTCATGATTTGTACACATGATTATGTTGACGGGTTCAAAGAAAATCTGTCTGGCGTTCAGCATAAAAAACCATTGGAGGATGTTTATACTGGTCGCCCTCAAATAGTTGAGGAAGATAGCTTCATTGGTCAAATACTAACGAGCCTTGAGAAAAACTATGGTATTGACATAATAGTGAATACGAGCTTTAATGCACATGGAAGACCAATCGTATTTGATACTATGGACATTATTCATAATTTTAATTTCCAAAAAAGCAATATCCCTGACGATTCAACGATAGGTATTTATCTGTACGTAATTGAGATAATATAATGGGAAAAAACAAAACAACCATAGTATTTTCTGGTGGGTGCTTCAGTGGCAAAACAACATCAATAGACTCGATCTATGCTAACTATGACGGTAAATGCACGATATTGTCTGAGTTTATTCGTGATGAGAATTATGTATCAATAGATAATATCAGGGCAAACCCACATGAGTACTTACAGCTACAGAAAAAAGTTATTAAAAAGAAAATAGACCAAGAGCTCAGTATAGCAAACATTTTAGATGACACAGTCGTGTTAATAGACAGGTCTATAGCTGATTCTATATTCTATTTAACATTCTATGTAGATAAACACGCATTAAGTAGTGATGACTTGAATGACCTATATGACCTATACAAATATGCATCTGCGCATGCGCAGTTCATGTATAAGCGAGTATATTCATACGTGCTATTGTTTAAACCATTAGTGCTATTATGCAATGATGCTAAATTTAGACCAGAGTCAATAAACAGTGTGTCTAAGTATTTAGAATACGATCTTATAAAAGCTAGCAACTTAACTTATACACATGAGCTAATTGACGTGGACCTAAATAAAACACCGACGTTATTCAGCGATAAACAATCATGCAACAATTTTATAAATAGTTTGAAATATGGAAGATTTTAGAAAATTCACAGATATGTCCAGAATAGAGGACAGAAATGTATTTGGTAAGTTTGCTGAAGCTATGAAGCCTTGTAATGATACTGGTTATTTTGAGGTTGAAAATTTCAGCTTTAACTTAAATCCAATGTCGCAATTCTTTTATCTGAGTGGGACCAATTCAGTACCAAAACATTTCTCTGAAGATAAAGCTTGTGCACTTATGGCATGGTACCTGAAAGGTAACAGAGATGATACTGAAATACTAAAAGCATTCCCTGAGTATGAGCATAAAGACATGAACACAGCTTATGTGAAATTCAACAGTAATTATGGCTTTTATTTACTGACGCAAGAGTATCTGTACGAAGCATGCGCCATTCTAGCAAATGACATTAACTCCAGGCGAGCCTCTATTTCTATAAACAATAATCCAACTATGTTTAGCGAGATAGGCGATAAGCTATGTACGAACAACATAATGTTTAGAATAAGAGACGGTAGGCTGAATATGACAGTACAAATGAGGTCTAACGATATTGTGCGTAATATGGTATATGACGTATTTACATTTTGCATGTTTTATGGCATAGCATTTAATATACTTCTTCGTACTTACCCTGCGCTAAAAGTTGGCGTATATAATCACACAGTTGCATCTATGCATTTCCATACCAGCTATAAGGACGCTTTCATGGAAGCTGTAATGTACGAACAATACATAGGCGTCAGTAAAAGAATGACATTCAACTTTTATGATGAGAGGTTCATACAGAAATTAGAGAGAAAAATGAAAACAGTTTCAAATATACAATTTAATATGATTTAACTATGGCAAAGCAAAATCTAAAGTTCACAAAAGTAAAAGACGTCAAGTCTCCAACAAGAGGTACCAAGCTATCTGCAGGTATAGATTTTTATGTACCAACAAATGTAGATAAAATAGAATTGCAACCGGGCCAGTCTACACTGATCCCATCTGGTATAAAAGTAAGTGTGCCTAAAGGCCATGCACTTATTGCTTTTAACAAATCTGGAATTGCAACTAAACGCAATTTGCAAGTCGGAGCTTGCGTTGTAGATGAAGACTATCAAGGTGAAGTGCATATACATCTGACGAATGTAGGGTCATCTGTGTCAGAAATAAATGGAGGCGATAAAATAGTGCAGTTTATATTGATTCCTGTATATTATGCAGATATCGAAGAGATTAAAACAGAAGCTGAGCTATTTGAGAATGTTTTATCAGAAAGAAAAAGTGGCGGATTTGGACATACAGGAGATAAGTAATATGGAAAAACAATCTATACTTATAACAGCCGATAGCTTAGTAAATGGAGTTCGTCAGGCAGATTATAACGATCCAGTTCAGAATTTCAATGATATAGCTCAACTCGCTTCATTATTGACTCAGAAAAACTTAACAGCAGAAGACTGCTGCCTAGTATTAATATCGCTAAAGCTTATAAGAGAACGCTTTAAGCACAAAGAAGATAATCTTATAGATTTAGCAGGTTACACTGAAATACTTAACAGAATAAAAAATGAAAAGGAATAATCTCGATCAGCTCGTATTTGAAAATGCAAATGAGGCATTTGTGTATTTATATAACAACATAATGGCTTACGGCGAAACTCAAAATGACACAAAATCCATTCGTAATTGTGGCTTCTATATAATGAACCCAGCTGACAACAAAATAACAGCTAAATTCAGAAAATGGAATAATAAATACGCTGAAAGAGAATGGACTTGGTATTTGTCGCAATCTCGAAGCGTTGAAGACTTAAAAAAATACGCACCTATTTGGGATAAAATGCACGGCGGAGATAACATTGTCAATTCTAACTATGGGTGGCAATGGAATAGAAACGATCAACTGAGAAAATGCATAGAACAACTGCTGATTGACAAGTCTTCAAGGAGAGCCTCTATATCCATATTTGATGGCAAAGAAAAAGATGACTACTACTATGATACGCCATGTACTATGTACATAAATTTCAGTGTGCAAGACAACAAACTTTGTATGGAAGTACATATGCGTTCAAATGACCTGGTTTATGGCTTTTGTAATGACCAATATTGTTTTAGTAAGCTTCAAATGCTCGTTGCAAAAGAGCTCGATATGGAGACCGGGTATTACTTTCATTTCGCTAATAATTTACACATTTATAAAAGGCATTTTAATCTATGATTACACAACTTTATAAAAAATCAAAACTCGGTAAAATACAGCAATGGAGTATAGAGACTCTCGCTGATAGCTATAGGACATCAGAAGGGTTTATTGACGGTATACAAACTTACACCGCTTGGACAGCATGTACAGCTAAAAATATAGGCCGGTCTAACGCTACAACACCGGAAGAGCAGGCTATTAAAGAAGCAGAAGCTATTGTTAAAAAACAGTATGAACGCGGGTGGGTTGATGATGTGGCAAAAGCACACACAACCATATTAAAAATTGCACCTATGCTTGCACATAGTTTCAAAGACCACAAAGACTATGCGTTGTCGTATGACGTAATTGCTTCTCAGCCAAAATACGATGGTATAAGGTGCATGGCGACAAATGACTGTTTATACACGAGGTCAGGTAAAGTTATAACCGCAGTGCCACATATAGAAGACGAAGCTTTAGAGCTTGTAGAAGTTTTAGAAAACATAACAGGCAAAGAAGTAAAGCTTGATGGCGAATTGTACAACCATGAACTGCACGATGACTTCAACACAATTATTTCAATAGTAAGGCGCCAAAATCTATCAAAAAATGATTTGAATAAAGCTAAGCAAATAATGCAATACCACATCTATGACGTTGAAATTGAAGGCATGGTTTTCTCTGAACGCTTTAAGCTGCTAAGAGAAGTGTTTGAACAAAATGAATTCAGGTTTATGAAATGCGCGCCAACAGACTATGTGCTTAACATGAAAGGCTTAAACGTTATGGAAGACATAGACTCGCTGTATGCGCAGTATAGGCAGCTAGGCTATGAAGGCCAAATGATAAGAATTGCAGACTCATACTATGAGAACTACAGGTCTAAATCTTTATTAAAACGCAAAGATTTTATAGATGAAGAGTTCACAATAGTAGATATAGAAGAAGGCAAAGGGAACAGGTCCGGAATGGCTGGCGCAATTGTATTTGACACATTCAAAGCCAACATAAAAGGTAGCGTGGATTATTACAAAGATTTGTTGTATAACAAAGATATGTACATAGGCTGTAAAGCAACAGTCAGATACCAAGCCCTTACGCCTAAGAATGACAATGGCAGTGGCGGTGTTCCAAGATTCCCTGTAGTTGTATCAATAAGAACATACGAATAATAACCAATGAGTATAGCATTAGATACTACACTTTGCATACGTTTAGTGAAAGTCTAATGCGATTGCTTTTTAACAATTAAAATATGAAGCTACTAAAATATATTTACCTGCCAGTATATTTACTAGGGTACGTGCTTTGGATTATTGCAAGATTACTTCTTGCTGTTAGTTATTTTGCATTGCTTATACCGAACGCAGCTATTGATATACTAAAATACACATTTACAGATTATGCACGAAGAACACGAAGAGGATAACCTCATAGAGCAAGAATATGACGCGATGTCAGAAGCTGAATTATTAGCTTTATTTGACGAGATTGAAGATGAAATACACATGCAAGACCTAAACGAGCAAGCACAGAAAGCCTTGTCTAACGGCGAGTTGCTTCCAGGCACATCATTGTACGATGACGATATGGAACGCTTGAAGGTACCATTTAAGGACTGGGCTGATTTGCGCAGAATAAGAGCTGCTGAGGTTAATCACTCAAGAGCTGAAGAGCGCAGACAGATAAGGAAGCAGATACAACGAGATGCCATTATGAAAGATGGAGATAAGATGGCTGATTCTGTAACGCGGGCACAGTTAATAGAATTGATTCGCATCTCAACTAAAAGTATAACAGATGACATGGACATGATACTTGCAAGCTTAAACAAAAAAGCAACAATTGTTTTACATGCAGCTTTACCTAGAAGCCTTCGTACAGCCTATAAATTATATTCTCGTACAGTCATTCCTAGATCGCCTGGATTTATGTACGTTGCTAGCAAAGAGTTTGGTGGCGGTGAGCAGCTATGGCTTACGCCAGACGTTCCTTGTTATTTTGAGCAGTTTACAGAACGGTCAGTTATAGAAAAACAAAGGCCTATCTTTATATTCACGATGGATAAATTAGTTGCTAAGTACTACTCCCTATTAAAACAGCTTAAAACCAGAGAGGTTGGGCTTGCATATAAATTATATGGCATATTTACAAGGTATGAGCTCCTTAAAAAACAACCGGATTTGTATAAAATATATGTGGATAATAAATTATATGATATACAGGACGAATATGAAAATTAACGTGGACCGCTTTTTCGTAGTCCTGGTTAAGTCTAAATTAAAAAGACGATAAAACCTATATAAAAATAGTAGAACGTCTTAGAATTAAATAAAAGCATATTCTCAGTTAAACAATATACACTGTATGTAATTATGACAAAAGATGAATTGAAAGCCTTAACACT